TGAGAATGTCAATCAATTATTGATACAATCACGGCAAGGAGACACCGACCTCGAATTAAGACTCAAAGCCATCGAAACCGAACTCGCACTACAAAAACAAACCACAACCGACAACCACAACAGGATAAGCAGCCTATTAGCAATCATTGGTGTCGGATTAACAATCATAACAATACTAATCAATGTATACTTCAACATAATACACTAACCCCTTCATTAGAGAAAATAAGATATAACAAGGATAAATAATGGTGAGAATATGGCAATAACCGAATGGCACACTCCAATACACGAATGTCAAAAAGGAGAAGTACAAAGAGAATGGTGCTATTTAGAGCCATACTATTTTTTCAACGGAAATTTAAAAGACTATGCCAAATTATTGAAATATGCTTTTAAGAAACAACATACTCAAAGCCTACCCAAAACCTACTCACAATATGAAGAGTTCCTGGATAAACACCCAATCTGTTTTCATCCATATGACATAGACAAAGGTCAAGCTCCAACATACGAACAATTACGAAATTGGAGTAAAGGAGTCAACACTAACTGCAATGAAAAGCATAACTGGGATGAAAGAAGGTCCAGTAAACGAAACGAGCTCAGCAGGTTACAATCAGAGAATATGGCTGCACAGTTTGCTGAAGACATGCCCTATTTTTACGAATGTGTCAAAAAAGGATTTCAAGAAGTTGATGAGTCTGTTGAAAACGCAAAGGTGATGGGAAAATTCACACCACATCAAGCAGAATCCGCAACCAAAGGAAGAAACAATGCAGTCACAAGTTTACTACAATTAACAGGTAAAGACAAAGATTATAATGTTAAAGCCGATGTCAATGCTGACATTGAAGCTAAGGCTGAAGTTGAAACCAAAGCAGACATTGCCCAGGACATCATACTCAAACCAGAATATGTAGAACTAACAAGGAAACTGTTAGAGGAGGTTGTCAATGACTCCTAAAATACCGGACAACCCTGCATTCTTTGCAATGAAAGCAAGTGAAAACACATGGAAACCATTCCGACACTTAATACTTATTATTGAATTATTATTGTATGTTGTGCAAGGTAGATTATCAAGGTTAATGATATTCTGTCCACCAAGGCACGGTAAATCAGAATTAATCAGTTACTACTTTTTAGCATGGTACCTCGGATACTTCCCTGATAAGAAAGTCATATTAACAACGCACACTGCAGCCTTCAGTAGGAAATGGGGAAGAAGAGTACGGAACCTATTAAAGAAATACGGATTAACACTCTTCGAACAAGAAATCAAACTATCCGAAGACAGTCAAGCCGCAAGTAACTGGAACATCAAAGACCATCAAGGAGGATTATTCACAAGTGGTACTGGCGGGGCAATCATAGGTGAAGGTGCAAACCTATTCCTAATTGATGATCCAACTAAAGGTTTCAAAAAAGCTAACAGTAAAACTCACCAACAAGAACTGAATGACTGGTGGTATACTGAAGCCAAGACAAGACTTGATGCCGACCTTGAGAAAGGAATCAAACCCGGAGTAATTGCTATCTTCCAAAGATTAAACAAATGGGATTTAGCCGGACAAATATTGTACAAAAAAGATGGGGAGAAGACAGTTCCCAATGAACCTCAAATGGATATATTCAAAGCATTGGAAATCCTACGGAATGGAGGAACTATCCCTTATGGTACATGGGTAATCTGTAATCTACCAGCAATAGCTGAAGAGAATGACCCATTAGGCCGTGAACCAGGAACTGCATTATGGCCTGAAAAAGTACCGGTTGAAGAACTCCAACAAAACAAAAGAACAATGGGTAGTTTCAGATTCAATGCAGTATACCAAGGAAACCCAATGGAACCTGAAGGAGGAGTATTCAAAAGAAAATGGTTCCGAAATAGCAAAGTGCCTGACAAACAAATGGATGAAATGATTAAAGACCTCCCAAGTCTACGATATTGGGATTTAGGTGCAAGCGGTGAAGAAGGAGATAACACCGCTGCTAATTTAAGTTATTACGATGGAGAGTATTTGTATTTTAGAAAACAATTGAACAAAGGATTGACTCCATTGCAAGTAGATAAATATTTTGTTAATATTACTTTGAGAGATGGCAAAGAAACCACAGTTCGTATTGAGCAAGAACCTGGTGCATCTCCTAAAGTTTTGATAAATAAATTTTCAAGACATAAAAAACTGAAAGGGCATCGAATAAGGCCTGACAAAGTGAGAAATGCTGGTGATAAATTAACAAGAAGTTTCGATTTGCAGTCTTTGGCTGAAGATGGAAAAGTGTTGATAGCAGAATCAATCTTTGATGAAGTTGTTAATGAGTTAGTGGAATTCACTGGAGAAGAAGGCGGAACCGATAACATTGTGGATACATGTACTGGTGCTGCAAGGTATTGGTTAAGGCCCAAAAGGAAAGTTAATGCGTGATATTTATGAGGAAATCAGATTCATTTATAGTGACAGTAGACAAAGAAAACGAGTACCATGTTATCGACAATCTTGAATTGGAGAAACATGCATTGAAAGCAGATATCGACCCCGCGACTGGGAGTAAACAAGTAGTGGATGAAACCTACAAGATGGGACATAACATCCTGAACCCAAAGTACAACCCATACGACCTTGTAGCATTACTAGACTTGTACACTTATCATGCAAGTTGTGTTGAAGCGGTCGCAATGGATGCCAGCGGTATCAGTTACACATTGAAACCAGTTGAGAATGTGGAACCTATTGAGGCGGAAAAGGAACGCTTCATTACTGTGTTGGATAATTGTACTCCAAGTATTAATACTCATTTGCAACGGTTAGTGTATGACCGCAGAGCAATCGGTTATGGTGCATTAGAGGTTATAAGGGAGGATAAGTCTGATTCTGATATTATCAGGTTGAAGCATATTCCCGCTCAGACTCTCCGCAGACACGCCGACCTTAAAAGAGTCTTGCACACCACACCATCTGGCAAACGGGTATGGTTCGTAATCTACGGCAAGAACTATGATGAGTATGGTAACAAGTGTGATGTTCATGCGGATACTGGGGAATTCCACCCATATAATTCATTGGAGCCTCATGAGAAAGCCAATGAACTCTTATGGAGTATGGAGTATGCTCCTGGTACTGATTATTATGGCAGACCCCCTATTGTGTCTTGTTTAGGCTCAATCAAAGGAGATATTGGAGCAGTCAAATACAATAATAGCTTCTTTGAGAATTATGGTATGCCGAAGTTTGCTATTACTGTTACTGGTGACTTCGCAGATTATGATGTAGACCCAGATGATGAAGATTATGACATCACACAAACACTTCGTTATAAAATCGGTCAGCAAATCAAGGAAGTCATAAAGAACCCACACAGTGCTATCTGCATTACTATTCCGAGTGAGGGTGAAGAAGGAAATGTTGACTTGAACATCACACCTTTATCTGTGCAGACTGAGGAAGGTCATTTCAGAATGTATCGTAAGGATACCCGTGATGAGGTTATCCATGCCCACCATATGGACCCTTCAAGATTAGGTGTCTTTGATAGTGGTAACCTAAACGGCAGTAATTCCGAAGCGACTATGAGCAGTTACAAATATGGTACTATTGCTCCAATCAAAGCAGAAATGGAGTCATTGATTAATCAAATCGGAACCGAATTAGGAATCACCAGTTGGAAGTTCTGTATTGAAGAAGTTGCTCCAATCGATTATACTAAGGATTTAGCATTGGCCGAGTTCCTGTTCCAACGAGGAGCAATGACCATCAAAGAATTAATCGATAACTTCGGAAACAAATTCGGACTAACCATGGAAGACCCTGATGATTACTACTTGAATGCCAGGTACATTAACGGCCAACCATTAGAAATGATTTGGAATAATACTGAATCTAATCCTATGTTGGAAGTGGACACTATACTTGAAAGCTTGGAAGATGAATTAAGAAGAGAGGCACAACCAAATGAAGAACCAATCATTGAAAGCAAAGAGACAGATACTAGCCTCACAAGTAGCGAATAAACGAGGATTGAATAATGAGAAGGCAATGACAAGGGACATTGCCCGATTATTCAAACAAGTAAG